ATGGACACAGTCCGGTGTCGTGATAAAAGCCTATGACAATCTGTCGCTTTTTGATAAGACCTGCCCGGTAGGCACCACTTTGGGAAAACCGTATGATCTTGCCAAAATGGCCTGCGAGAGCTGCAAAGTTCCGCTTGCTACTACAGAAGATGAATTTAAGACATTCGCCAATGGTTCTGAGAACTTTTCTCTTTATTCGGAAAATGATATCGAGACATGGCGGGATTATCTGTCATGGCTTTCCGCTGCTCTCGGGTGCTTTGTGACCTGTGACAGAGCAGGAAGGATAAAGTTCTGCTCCTACAGTAAGTCTGTCGTGGATGTAATCGATGAAAGTCATCGGTTCAGCGGAGGCTCTTTCTCTGATTTTGAAACAAGATACACGGGCATTTCCTGCGTGAATCTAAGCGACAAGACCACCAGTTACTACGGGATGGATGAGGATAACGGACTGACCTATAACCTCGGCAGCAATCCCTTCCTTCAGTATGGCGTAGCTGAAAGTCTTGAAAAACAGCGGCGTGCCATCCTGAAATCACTTCAGCAGATTGATTATGTTCCGTTCAAGGTTACGATGATCGGAAACCCTGCATACGACCTTGGAGACGTGCTTTCCTTTACCGGAGGGATTGGTGATGCCGATAAGCTCTTCTGCATCACGAAATACACATTGAAATATAACGGCTCTTATGAGATTCAGGGCGTTGGACAGGATCCTTCCCTCGCCTCCGCAAAAAGCAAATCCGATAAAACGATCGCCGGACTGCTTTCGTCACAGACAGACAATGATATGCACTATGTGCTCTACCAGAACGCTGAAGCTGTAAAGATTGACGATGGAAAAGAAGGTTCTGTCATGTCCGTAAAGTTCGCGGTCCAGAAAACCACGCACATCTCCTTCGATATGGAAATCCTGCTGTCGGTTGATACAACGGAAGGCAAAGATACTGGAAATGTCTCGGAGGGAGACGCTTATGTAAAAGCCACTTATTACTTAAACGGTGATGAGATCAGTACAAGGCATCCTGTGGAAACCTTTCAGGATGGCGAGCACATCCTACGTCTTCGGTATGAGCTGGAAGCTGTGGAGGCGTCCATTCATACATGGAACGTCATACTGTCCGTAAAAGGCGGTTCCCTCTCGATAGTAAGATACGGCGTTCTCGGAGTCGTAAGCGGCATGGGACTGGCAGGCAACGGTGAATGGGACGGCGAGATCACGGCGGAGGATACAATCGATCGTATTCTTATTAGCCGGATAATGAGCTGCTTCTCAGATACGGTGGACATCCGTTTACTTCATGATACACCATGCCTTGCTGCAGACCGTGTGGCTAGGGTTAATATCGCGTCTATCTTTGCTGGTTTTGCAGAGACTGTAGAATCCACTTCCGACATCATGGTTTTCTCGCCGTGGGCAAACGCTGACAAGGTGGCTACTTCCTGTGAAGTAAAGGATAACGGCTGGATCGGCTCCGGCTCTACAACACTAAAAACAAGTCTTTCGGTTACTACCTGCGCTGTATACGGGGCAAAACATATCACGGCGGATTCAAAGAATGCCATATTTTATATTTCCTTTGACGGCGGTTCTACATGGATGGGCTACGCTGAGAATGAATGGAAAGAAAATGTCGCAATGACAGAATCCGATATCGGCGAAATTCCGGAGGATGCCTTAAAACAATATGATCATCTGTCGGTAAAGGCCGTGCTGGAAAACGACTCGGTTCTTTACGCGATCAATCTATACGGAGGAAGGATACAATAATGAAAGGACATGTGAGTATAGAGCTGCACAATCATAACAGCGGGTTTACCGAGCGGATCGAACAGGACAACATGGTGACAAACGCGCTTACCTACGCTATGGGCCATGCTGTCTCCTGCGGTGCCAATCTGTCAGACCTGATGCTCCCGGTGGCAAAAATGGGACTTGGAGGACTTTTTCTTTTTGACGGGAAACTGGAAGAGAACGCAGAGAATGTGCATTTTCCCATGGATGTCCATCTGATCGGGCATGCAGCGCGAACCGTAAATACGGATGATCCCATGCGTGGAAGCATTAACTCTTTGGAAACAAAGAGGACTGACACAGGCTATGTCACTGTCTGGGACTTTTCCACTTCGCAGGCGAACGGAAATATTGCATCCCTTGCTCTTACCAGGAATACGGCAGGAGAAGATCCCCTCAAACTCTATGACGGAGAATCAGGAAGCACGACGGACTATGAATATGGCCTGGCCTACGATGAGGATCAGGGATTTTTATACAAAGCGGATCGCTACGGCAACATCATCCGTCAGAAAGTGCCTGACTGGAAGCTTCTGGTATCCGATCCTTACTGGGGACCGGATGAGAAAGTAGTAAATCTTACCGGAACTGACAACTGGGACAACTGGATCATCTCAAACGGACAGGACGGATATCTATATCTTATCCGAATGAACCGGCAGGAGAATTCCCGCTGGAACGGCGATGAATATGAAAAGTACTACACCTACGGCATGGAAAATTCTTCCGGCAACGCACTTCTTTTTGTAAGGAAATATAAGATCAGTGATTTCAGCTTCACACAGGAAGGCAATGAGCAGACGATTGAGTTGTCATCTGTGACAGCAAAAAACGATGCCGTTGTGTCAAGAGGATTCTACTATGTGCGAGGTTATGATAACCACAGCGTCTATAAGGTCGAGATGGCAAATCCGGTAAACATCGTGCTCCTAAACCAGTTCAAGCAGTACGATGTCGGAGGGCTCTACCCTATGTATAACGGCGGTGTGATCACAAACAATGGGCTTCTTATCTACCCGGATGGATCCTACATCAAAAAGGATAAAGTGGCGATACCGGATTACGGCTACGAAAGCCCTCATTTGTTCAGTTTTCACTACAACAGTTATCCGAAAAAGTCCATTCCGTCCTCCTATATCGGAACAATATGCAACCTTTCATCTCCGGTCACAAAAACATCCGCCACTTCAATGAAGGTGACCTATACGCTTACAGATCTAAAGGAGAACTAAGATGATGATTAACTATACAGGGAAAAGTAAGGTGATAAAGCGGCTCTGCGAAGCGGTGAATCAGCTGACCACAGGAGAGGATACGCTCTCGAAATTCGATGCGGATGGTGACGGTGTTGTTGACAATGCTTTAAAGGTAGACGGTCATACCGTAAAATCGGATGTCCCGGAAGGAGCGGTCTTTACCGATACCACCTACACATTTTCATTGAGTGATGGAAAACTCACGATCCGCTCCTCTTCTGGAACTGAGCAGATACTGGTATTGAAAGGGGATGATTCTATCGCTTGATTTTATACTGCGCTACTGGGTGCAGGAGCTTTTTGCACTCATTATCGCGGCAATCACCTGGATGGTAAGAGCCATCCATAAGAAAAAGGATGAATACGATATTCTCCGGGAAGGAATTCTCGCCCTGCTGCACGACCGGCTCTACCAGTCATGCAGCTTTTTTATTGAGCAGGGTTTCTGCACCATCGAGGATCGTAACAATCTCGAATACCTCTACACGCCGTACAAGGCGCTCGGTGGAAACGGCACCGGAGAATCTCTGTACAAGAAATGTCTGGAACTGCCAATCACGGCGGACAGAAATAAAGAAAAGGAGGAATGACTTATGGACTTTGGAATTGCAAGTGTGGCCGCGATCACAGTGATCGCCTACCTTGTAGGCGCTGCATGTAAGGCTTCGCAGAAGGTTTCCGACAACTGGATCCCGGTGATCTGCGGGATTGTCGGAGCGGCATTAGGCGTCGCAGGGCTTTACATCATGCCGGACTTTCCGGCAAAGGACGCGGTCAACGCCCTCGCAGTCGGTATCGTATCCGGCTTTGCGGCAACCGGCGTAAACCAGGCTGTCAAGCAGCTCAGCAAAAATACGGATTGAAAGGAGGCGATCCTACTATCCCGGCTATCCCTTCCGTCAATGGGACGTTGCTTTCTGCTGCTCTCCGGCTAATCCCCGGAGGGCTTTTATTATGGAGGAAATGACATATGAGCAAAACAGAACAGGCCATCCAGTGGATGGAATCTCACGCTAATGACAATAGACACGGCTATGACCAGTGGTACCGCTGGGGAGAAAGAGGCGACTACGACTGCTCCTCCGCTGTGATCTCGGCATGGCAGGCAGCCGGCGTGCCGGTAAAGACGAAGGGTGCGACCTATACGGGGAACATGCTTTCTGCCTTTAAGTCCTGCGGATTTTCCGATGTGACAAGGACTGTAAACCTTTCAACCGGCGCAGGCCTTAAGAGAGGCGATGTGCTCCTTAATGTCCACCACCATACTGCGATGTACTGCGGCGACGGTAAGGAAGTCGAAGCTTCGATAAACGAAAAAGGCACAGTCACAGGAGGCCGTCCCGGCGACCAGACAAGCAGGGAGTTTTTGATCCGCTCTTACCGAAACTACCCGTGGACAAACGTGCTCCGCTTCAGTGAAGTGGTCTCCTCATCCATCACAGTTGAGCAGGCGGCAAGAAACGTCCTCGCCGGGAAGTACGGAAACGGCGAGACAAGAAAGAGAGCCATCAGCTCCCTCGGTCTTGATTACTACGCCGTACAGCAAAAAGTCAACGAGCTGCTTCATGGGAGCTCCTCTCCTCAGAAATCACTTGATGCGGTAGCCAAAGAAGTGATCGCAGGCAAGTGGGGAAACGGAGCCGAGCGGGTTGCCCGTCTTACCAGAGCAGGATTTGATGCTTCAGCTGTACAGAAAAAAGTGAATGAGCTGCTGAGATGAGATCATGACTGGAAAGTTCATGTAAATGAAACCGTTCCAGTCGATCTGAAAACTTATCGGGCTGGAACAGCGGAACACTTCTTCTGCTGTTCCTGTTTCACTTTTTATCTCGTTGGAACTTCATCATTGGAACACAGTACCTTTTAGTGTTCTCACATCTTTCTGGATTTTTCATTCCATCTGTTCCACTAATATCTATTAAAAATAAAAGAATAGGCATAAACCTATATGCATATAGAAACATATGATTTTATGCATTATAGAAAAAATTGGAATTTGGGAACAACTGGAACATATGAAATCTCTTCTATCCTGCGGATAACTTCCACAGGATTTTTTATTTTCCGGGGTACGGATTCCCTCACTTTTCTTTGACGGAAGACTTGTAAGGAACAGAAATCCAAACATGAAAAATTCTCAGATAAGGGGTACGGATTCCACCACATTCCTTTGACGGAAGACATGTAAGGAAGAAGTCCTTACGAAAACGAAGTGATCACTCGTAAAACCGAAAACTGGCAAAAACATGAAAGGAGGAATCCGAAATGAGCAGAATCAAGTTACTGCTTGATCTCGTAACCGATGTCCGTACCGTCGCTGATGATCTGCAGGCAATCGCTGAAGCGCTCTCCTCAGATGAACCGGTTCTGGAACAGCCAAAGACAGAGAAAAAAGAAGAAAAGAAAGCTGAACCGGAGAAGACAATCCGTCTCGAGGATGTCCGCGCAGTGCTGGCCGCAAAGAGTCGAGAAGGTTACGGCGACAAGGTCCGTGAACTAATCAAGAAGCACGGCGGAACCAAGCTTTCAGACATCAATTCATCCGAGTATGACGCGATGCTGAAAGAAGCGGAGGTGTTTGGAAGTGCCACCTAATACGCATGCCATCCTCTCTCCGTCAAGTGCGGCAAGATGGCTGGAATGCCAGAGGTCGGCAAGGCTGGAACAGGAATTTTCCGATCAGCCAACGCAAGCAGCCGCCGAGGGAACGGCAGCGCATGCACTTGCCGAGCACAAAGTCCGGAAGGCACTCAAGATGCGAAGCCGAAGGCCCACGTCAGAATACGACTCCGATGAAATGGAGGAATGTACTGACGCCTACCGAGACTACATCATGGAGCAGCTTTCCATTGAACGGCAGACCTGCCCGGATGCACAAGCATACATCGAGACGAAGCTCGACCTCACTTCCTATATTCCAGAATCATTCGGAACGTCGGACTGCATTATCGTTTCTGATAATAAGCTCCACGTCATCGATCTAAAGTATGGAAAGACAATAGTTGAAGCCGAGGAAAATCCGCAGATGAAGCTGTATGCGCTGGGTGCACTCGATATCTACGAAGGGCTCTATGACTTCAAAGAAGTCGAGATGACAATCTTCCAACCAAGACGTGAAAATGTCAGCACCTGGAAAGAATCGGTCGCAGATCTTCGGAAATGGGCCGAGGAGGTCTTAAAGCCAACTGCCAAGCTCGCGTACAAGGGCGAAGGAAACTTCTGTCCGGGTGACTGGTGCATCTTCTGCAAGGCCGCTGTGAAATGCCGAGCCAGAGCCGAAACCAACCTTGCACTCGCAAAAAAGGAATTCGCTCCCCCGCCTCTGCTTTCCGACGATGAGATTGAGGATATCTTAAAGGTACTGCCCGACCTTACCAAATGGGCAAATGATATTATGAGCTACGCGACCGACATGGCCATAAACCATGGAAAAAAGTGGAAAGCTTTCAAGGTTGTCGCTGGCCGAAGTACCCGAAAGTACAAAGACGAAGATGCTGTAATCAAGGCTGCTGAGG